GCCGCGCCCGTGGCCGTGATTGAGGTATTCATTCCTATCTTTACACAGGTAATCGGTACTTCGTAATCCATCAACGTGTACTGAGTCTGGTTTGTTGTCCAATTGAACGGGAAAAGGTTGTTGGTCCAGTTGAAAGCCTGCCCGTTATTTGTCCAGGTGAATGTCGTTGACGGGTTGACCGACTGCATTACCGGCGTGTAAGTATTCAGGTCCTGATCCTGCACCGAAACCGACATGGATGTTCCGCCCGTGACCACTACCTCATGACCCACGCGGATAATCGTCTTGTACCTCAACCGGTTGCCCATGCTCCAAAGCGGAGTTTTCAAGGATGAAGTGACAGCCCCGGTTCCGGCGAACATCTGGAAGATGTTGCCTTGCGTGTCGGTAGCCCAGACTTTCTGCTGACCGTTGGTCTGGTCGACGCCGTAGGTAATAAACGAAATATTGCCTATCGAAACCGTGAACCAGAGACCGGCCCCCTGGCTATTGACGGTCTGACCTATCACCCGGTAGAGCCCGTCGCCCGATTGAATATTCCACATCAGGCACGGCACCCCGAGGATTTGTCCATAAGCTGCGCTGAGACTGGAGTTGGTTGGCGACGCTCCCTGAAACAGAGCTCCCACATTCTCGCTGATAAAGGCGGGTTGCGCCCCGTAAAGCGCCCATATCCCATAGAGGGAACAGTAATTTATCAGATACCCAAAGGGGAGAAGCGACCATTTGTTGATTAGCCCGGCTTCATCGGTCAGGGTGGATTTGCTGAATTGAAGGACGGCAGGGGAGCCGGAATCAAAGAGGCCCGAAATGGTCTGTACCCAGTTGTACCCGAAGAGAAAGAGGTTTCCGCCGAAAGGGTAGATAGCCCTGATCGGTGGAGGCGTATCGTAATCCGTCATCGTGAAGGAGCCTGAATCCCCGCCGAGAGAATTGTAGGTTCCTCCCGCCGTGAAGGTGACGGTGGCAAGATTACACATCCAGAGGCGCCCGCTGAATACCGTAATGAAAGCGGCTGGCTGCGAACTGAAGACCGTCGTAAGCGTGGTTCCGTTCCATGAATAAATCTTGGCCGCGTTCAGGTCCGAGAAAATAATCTCTGTCCCTTGCCAGTTGGCGATATCCGAAAGGGCGCTGAAGGTTCCCGGTCCTGAAATGACCGTCACTGAGCCGCCGAGAGAAACCTGCGAAAGACTGCCATCGCTACCAAGAGCAAAGATGTAGGTAGCGGCGTTCAGGGGTTGCGCGGAAATCCAGACCGGCTGAACACCCAGGGCGGCGAATATTGGCCCGTTCGCCGGTACCTGCTGAAGCATGTTGCCGGTGGGCAGGAAGTTTATCAGGTCATCAAAAGAGTCGGCGTCCGTTACCCATCTGGAGATAATCTGCTCTTTATTGATCCCGCCCATCTGTCCGCCGTCTTCCGGATAACAGACGGTCTTGATTTGCGGATCAAGTTGACGCTGTGTAGGCATCAGGGACGGCGAGGATCATTCCCGTAATAACTTGGTGTCCGGTAAGCAGGGAACGCGCTCATCCGGCTTTCCAGTTCCATCAGGTACATCTGCTTGAACTTCTCAGCCTCGCCGTAGGCGTTCTGATTGATCTTCGCGAGAGCGCACGCTTTTATCGGCACCAGCGTATAATCAGCCAGCCCAGGTGGGATGACAGTTTCAACATCAGTAAGATTGACAAGCAGATTAGGCAGGTAAGTGCAATCGACTTCCAGTTGATATGCGGCGTTCGGAATCGGTTCAACATAGAAGCTTTGTAAATCATACATACCCCAGACGAAAGGGATAAAGGTATAGCCACGGAACGAGCGATAGATCGCCTGGAGTTCGGTCCACTCCATGTAATCGAGGACCGGAACGAGAGTGCCCGACCAGAAGACCGCGATTGAATTAACCTGAAGGACGGAGACCGCGGCATTGCCCGCCTGCTGAACGGCGGCGAGCACGGTCGAGAAAGTGTATTTGTCCTGATTGGCGACCGTGTACATCTCAACGAGAGCACGGCAGCAAAAGGTGTCGGTGATGATGTCTGACCGCGCCTGATTAATAAGGTCGGTCAGATCCGAGTTCGAGTAAGCGGTGCTTAAAGCGTCACGAAGGTAAAACCTGGTCTTCTGAATATAAGTTGACAGGTTCATTCATGACTCTACAGCTTGGCGTAATCTTCCGCACTGATCGTTGTGTTGAGTTTCACCGCTTTACAGGTGAACTTCTCAAACCGCTGCCTCTTCTTGGGGTCTTTTTCCCAACCTAAAGCGGCGAGCTTCTGATCCCAGAGAGTGGTATGTGATCCCATTGAAGAATTGCCGATGACTCCAGTGGACATCTTGTCCCGGTAATTGCGCGGTTCTTCGATCCCGTTTCGAACATCAGTGCGCGTGTCGAACAGGAACATCCAATAGGCCACTTCCGGTGGGAGAAGAACCGCTTTTCCAGGCGCGAAATCGTACAGCTCCCCGTCGTGCTGAAATGTACAGTGGCCACTGAATTTGTCGTCCGAATCTGGCTCCTGTTTGTTGTCGTTCTTGACTGCCACCCGGATATCGGATGGAAAAGGACGTGCGTCAACCATTGTTAAGGTACTCCAGGGTCGTTGTTTATCAGGACTTGCAGAGCTAACATATCGGTTTCAATGGCGTTAAGGAATGGATGAAGTGCTCCGGTCGGAACTGCATGAACTTTCCCAACTGCGGTATCTATTGACCCGTACCTGCTGATTTCCGTCTGCAAATTAGCCAGGTCATTGACCACGAGCTGAGCCCCCGCTGCCAAAGCGGCATCCATATTTTACCTGAATTGATAGATTGTGATCGCGGTTGCCGCCGTCGTCGGCGTGTACACGCACCAGTTCAGGCCATCGGACGGAACATAGACCGCCTGGGCCGTCGATGCCGTGAAGGTGTGAACGAGGACGTAAGAAGGCGTTGGCCCCTGGTAGTTGAGCAACTGCGCTCCGGTCGATCCGGAGGTGACGCTGACCAGCAGGTCTCCGGGCGGCAACACGTAGGAATTGTTGATGACCAGGTTCGACGCTGCCACGGTCCAGGGAACTTCAAGCAGGTTACCCGCGGGCGTGTCGGCGGATACCGGAGGAAGAGCGAAGCCGCCCCAGGTTCCCGTGCCGAGCGTAGCAGACGGGAAAGACTGAGAAGGGTCGTATCCCCAGACCGTTACTGGAATCAGGGTGCCCGCCGCCGATGCCGTAGTGTTCTGGGAAAGCGTGATCGCCGTCGCGGAAACGATCGCGGAAACATAAGTCCCGTTCACGATGCCCGCGCCCGTGATTGGAGCACCGATGCCCGCCGCCCCGTAAGTGATGTTCCCGGTCTTCCCCGCGCCGCCGCCGCCGAACTGCACTGGAGTAACGGAAGCAATCGCCGTGCAGGTCGTTGCCGAGTTTGACAACGTGCAAGTGAACGAAATGGTTTGATTGATCCACCCGGCAGGAGTCGGTGTATTAGTCGAGATGACCGGGTTGTTGAGGATTGAGACTCCGCGAATACGTGGCATAAAATTTAGGGGATTCCTATTTCGTTGGCGTTGGTAAAGACTGTCAAGCTGCCGGTGGTGGTGGCTCCGTTGGTTGTCTGGCTTGAGAAATAGTTCCCCATCACCCCCCCGTGCTCCGAGCCGCCCCGATCCATTACGTCATACCACGCTTCCCTCAAGCTGGAGCGCACACTGGATTTGCCCCAGGGTGTCACAACCTGAAAAGAGCTTGAATTGATCGGATTAGCTACCGAACCGCTCAAGTTGATGGTGATGTAGATATTGGAAAGGTTGGCCATAGCTAGATCGTGACTGAGTTAAACCCGGTGATGACCACGTTGGTTTTCGGTTTGGTGTTAATCAGCGCCAAAAGGAGCATGATGACACCGGTGAACGAAAGAGAATTAGCCGGAAGGTTGGCAACGAAATCGAAGAATTCCCATTCGGCGTCCTCGTGGATACGCAGCGTCAGGTAATTGAAGTTGCACCCGTACGCCGTCCCCTCCGGGCAATACGGGTCAATGAAGACGGGAACACCCATAACTTCGAGAGCGCGAAATCCCGAGAGATACTCACTCGTGCGCAGTTGATTCGGCTGATACCGCTCTAGTCCCAGGTAGTCCTGCATCAATAAAGTCCACGTCCCGGCGTTCATGAAGAACGCATCCGGCGCTTCACCTTGCGCTTTGACGACACCGTTGATGTACTGAGCCATTAGCGCGCGCGTCGGGTTTACTGAACCGGCAGCATAACGCTTAGCCTGCCACCAGGTATTTGTGCTTCGGTTAATGCCTCCGTAAGTAACCAAATTGGTTCCATCGTCGATGGCTCCCGGCAATCCGATCGGCTGAAGCAAATTAGTTGTGTTGTTGTATAGAGTGTTTCCCAACATGTCCCGCATTGCGTTTCCGGCATCGTTAAACCTCAAGTCTAGGATGGATTGGATTTTCTGCTTTTCCTGGATGAGCAATTCGGTCGCAAGAACTGGAATCGGGCAGAGTGCCATGCACAACGACCAAGAGGCGGGAGTGAGTCCCACCATGCCAGTAGGCGAAGTGAACGTCCCGTCAAAGCCCGTATATTGTGGCTGAACCAATTGTTGGTATTGGACATTGGCGATGACTGAATCAATACCGCCCGCCTCAAGCATTGCGTTGGAGAGCAGACCCACCAGCAAAGGACACGTGTTATAGATTTGAACGATCGCACGCTGCAACACGGCGCGTCTCGTGATGTACGAAAGCTGCGTGCCGAGTGCGCCCGCTGGAAGGATACCTGAACCGAGTGGCATAGATTAGTAGTTGGTTTGCTGCTTATTGATTAATTCGAGTCCCTCGTCCCACGCTTCGTCAAATTGTTCGTTGACGTAGTTGCGAGTATCTGAAAACAACCGTGATTTCGGATTTCTCAGCTCTTTGCGGAAATCATTTTTTGGCCGGTGGAGTTTGGTAGAGAACGGAGAAGAGACAGACCGACTCGCAACTGGCGAATGTTGAGCGATGTAAAACTTGGCCATTCTTTCGAGCGAAACGTACTCACCGTTTTTACTGGCCTCGACGACGAGGTTGCGGACTTCATTGATTTCCTCGTTGTCGAGGTTGTAAGGAGGACGTTTCAGGCGGGACACCTGTTTCTCGTTCTCCTCAGAAGCCTCGCGTTCGATCATCTTCTTTTGCAGGGCGGCAACCTCTTCAGCGTGTTTCTTCAAGCGCTCATCGACCACGCTCTCGGCGGTTCGCATCGATTCCAGCTTAGGCACTTTGGCTCCGGCCTTGTCGAGCACCTCGTAGAATTCACGCTCGGTCTTTGGGTCTTTGAGGAGCATTTGCTCCAGACCTTTCAGCCTTCGGTATTCCTGTTCTTCCTGCGCGGTCATTTACTTGGGCACCTCGTGCAAACTTTTTCTGCCAGATCCGGTCGCAATTTCGCCATAACCCCGATCACGCAAAAATCTTGCGGGAGTTTGCGGTTGCGTTTCGGGCACCACTCAATTTTGCAATCGTTCATTTCCCTGCCCGCATCGTCTTCTCGGCAAACTTACCGGGGGCAAGCTTTTCGATCCGGGTCTTGCCGACTTCCGGGTTGATTGGAGGATTGATGGTATCCAGATAAACTTGATTCGCGTCGGTGATCTTGCGTGCCCGGTTTCCGCTAGGACGTTTCATGATTCTTGATTGCTCCTGATTGTGCGCCCCTGATCGGTGCGCCGTGGGTAGATTGAAAAGATGTGCTCGCCCTTATTGAGGACATCCGGACCGCCTGACATGGCCTGTTTCGGCGTGTCCTCCCGGTTGATAAATTCCATCCGCTTAGCGGAAAGAGGGCCCTCGCCGCAACAATCCACGCTGGCCCAGGTCTTATTCTTAGTGACGAGAGGGACGGCCTGACGGGCGGCGGCGGCAACCGCACCACGTTCGGCACCAGTACGGGTTTTTGAAGGCGCACTTGTCGCGACCGTTTTCACTGCCGTTCCGCATGATGGACATTTCTTGCTCATCGCATGGCTCCTGCCATAGGGATTGGCCCCCGATTAGGAGCAGGTTGAGCGCCTGGAGGAGGAGCCCCGGCACCGCCTGGAGGCCCCATTTGAGCCTGCTTGCGAGCGGCGATAGCCTGCTGAACGCGTTGCATAGGATCGACCGCATCCTCTTTCCCCTGGTCGCCCATGTGGACCATGTTACCGAGTTGAACGTAAATTTTGGCAGCTTCGTGCCCTTCCTTGGTGTCGCCAAGCTTGTGAACCGCTTCTCTCAACGCTTTGGCGACGGCTCTCAAGATGTCCATCCCCACTGCGTGATCTCCGGCTGCCTTGACTGGCATTGGAACACCGGACCCTTGAGGCGGCAAGACTCCTTGCTGCTGCCCTGGAGGGGGCGACATTGGGGAGCCGTTACCTGCTGCACCGCCTGGAGGCGAACCTCCTGCGGGAGTACCGGTGTCAGGCATCGATGAGCTATCGTCATCGTCAGCCATTACCTTGGGGTACTCTAGTGAATTACTTCCGCTTGTGGCGTCGGCGTCTCAACTGAAGAATCTCAGTAATATTCACGAGTGATCTCCTTGGTTTAATTTAATCTGAGCGCTGGCTGTAGCCCTCACCTGGCAATTGCCCCAACCATAAGACGCTCGGGTTGTGAGATTAATAATACCAAGGATTGCGGACCACAAGAGGAATTATTTCTGTTCCTTGCCGGATCTCTTTTCCTGCTGCTGAAGCTTGTGCTGCTGTTCAGCGATCAATTGCGCCATGACTCGCCGTTTCTGCCGTTTCTTCAAAAGACCCTTCATCGGCGGATTCATGAACTCGATCATGGTTTCTGAATCCATCGCGCCCGCCCGAACCATGGCTTCCGCTTGCTTGGTATGGTCTTCGACGAAGATCGGAGAAGCTGAATGGCCATCAACCTTAATTTTCGTACTGGAGGGCATCTCACCCAGGCGAAACATGCGGCCAGAATAGTTGCCGTCATCGCCATAAATCGGTAGTAGAGAGTCGTTAAAGCGTTGTTCATATCTCAGGATCAGGTTTGCCCAGTCTTCAATGCATTTCTCGATCAGAAGGGCTTTGACCGTCATCTCGCTCGCGGAAATCTTGAGAAGCGAATTCCCCATCCCTTCCGAACGCACGCCCGGTTCGTTCTTGCCGAAGAGGGCCGGACGCATCCCTGCCGCCTCGGAAAACATATCGCTCATCTGCTCCATCATCGTGAAAGCAGATTCAGGAATTACCGGCTTCAGTTCTTCGATCTTGGCGGCGGGATTCGGGACCGACATATATCCGCCAGGCCGATTGATTGCCGCAATCTTTGACTCTCGCATCTGACCGATGCCGTATCCAACCTTGGGTGTTTTGAGTATTTTTTCAAAAAGTTCATCCATCTGCGCAATGCGCTTCGAGTACCATTCCTGAAGAAGGATCAGCCCGTCGACCAGCGACCATCCCCAGAAATAATTGGGAATCATGTCGGCGCAGATGGTGATGATCGGGAGCCTGCCGGGGCATCCGACTTTTCCGATAGGCATGTCGAAGATGGTTTCACCAGCACTGAGCAGGAACCAATTCCAATCTCCGATATCGTCATCAAATATGAAGAGGTTGGAGACTCGATACAGGGGGACCCTGACCATTGGGTTGTACGCATATTGCCCGCCGAGTCGAGACATGACAATTCCAGTTTCAACGTTTCCAGAATTGATCCCCTGATAGTTGCTGACAAATATCCGATCAGTTTCGACATAATCCGGCGCTGAAGATTCGAGGTTTTGCAGGATGCGGGCCCGGTCTTTGGGCGAATGCATCTGAAGGCGGATCTCGATTTCCGGCTTTGAGAGCCAGGAATCGTAACAAACAGCCTGCTGTTGTAGAAGATCGGGGACGGCAGGATTCCAGACACCGAACATTTCCGGCTCGATCATGCGCGAGACAAGAGCTACGTCGCCGTTGGTCATCCGTTCAGGCAGAACGGAGACCGGAGTCATTCCGCAGATGAGAGCGTTTTCTATAGCCGAGCAAGCCAACACAGCCGCTCCCGAGTCATGCCATTTTTCAGTAACTGCGTCTGCACAGCTCTCCACCTTATCCACGTGGTCAAGTTCGTCAGGGGGTAGTTCGGCCCAAAAATGAATGCGCTCTGGGGCATAAAGAAAAGAGCTCTGTCGTTTGACAATTGGCATGATTTTGTTGTGCCGCGCCTGATCCACGTCGCGAGATCCATAACGAAAAGCGTTTCTGCATTTGTGGTAAAAGTCTCCGCGATTGGCCGAGTCATTCATGCAAATGTCCCGGACCTCCAGGGCTTCCTGCGCTCGGAAACGTTTAGTGAGTTTCATGGTTTCGGATTATGCCGTCCCTGCTCCGGCCCGACCGGCACAATCTGAGCCTTCTGCTTGAGCATATTGGCTTTTCCTACCTTTGCCCCGGTGTCCGCGCCAACCCCCCTTGGCAGGGCCTGGGCTATCGCTGAGATGTCCACATGCGCCACCTTGCCGGTATCGATATCCAGCTTCGTTGACTGCGGACTCATCGGCGCTGCACCCGCTGGAAGGTAACGGTTCATCTCCTCCATCGACTTTGGCACATTCGTCGGATCGGCCCATCCCGCCGCGAATCCGCTCGAATTCTGATAGACGTTCCCAAAAGTAGGCTTCGGGTATCCCGTGGCATTCGAGTAATTCGACAAGTGTTGTGACGGGAGCATATCGTCCAGGGCACGGTTGATGTTGCCGTACATCGTCGATCCAATGTTCGGAGCGGTCAGGAAAACTCGTTTCGCCTTCTTTTTGCATTGCACGCAGATTGGAAGAGTTGACTCAAAGTCGATCTTGCAGTGCTCGCAGCGGAATTCTTTAATTACCACTTTCAGTCTCCAGCATTTCTCGCAGTTCTTCTTCCCGGTCTTTGAAAGCGTCACGCTTGTTTTTCATCCAACCTGAAATGCGCATCGAAATCAGGTCCTCATTCCACGTCCCGCGCAAGAGCATCTCCCGCTCTCTCAACGCCTTGCCTATTGTATGACCAGATCCCTCTAAATCAAATCTGATCGGGTCCCAGTAATTCATGATGGCAATCCCCATCCCCATCACCAGATCGTCATGAGTGCCGCTCGATGACTCGATGTAACCGCCCGGCCCCCGGATCATCCGGCTCATCTCCTGAATCAAGTGGAGTGATCGGACAACAAGAAAGCCAGATTCAAAGTAGCTTTTAATGTGATGGAGAAACTGATCTCGATTGACCGCGTTGGTTGACCAGTGTTTAGCGGAGTAATTTGGAGTGAGCGAGTCGCACCGCTTATAGGCGTAAGCCCGCAGTCCATCAAAATGTGTTCCAAGCTTGTCGTAGAATCCGCCAATATCTTGTTGGATTTGTTCGACAGTGTTGATAACAGAGGCCCCGCCTCCCTGTATTTCACAGTTCCAGACGACATTCGGTACTCCTTCGGTTAAATGATATGCTCCAAAAAGGTAAAGGACAGCCCAAGCGAGGTGCATCGAGGATAGCCCGCGCGCAGCGAATTCGGCCACTTGCTCAACGCCATCCTCGTAACAGCGAAGCATCTGGATACAGGCGTAGTCGCTCGTATCGGTCATTCCATAAGCAGGATCGACGCCCAGACTATAAATGACCCCCTCGCCCGATCTTGGGGCGTCCCAGATCGCAAGGTGATAAAAGCCTTCACGGTTCTCGCACTCCTCGCACGTTGTCTCCGTGAAGTTTTTTCCAAACTTAAAACGAAAGTAACGCGCCTTGTGAGTGTTCGTAGGCGACGTGATTGTGACTGTCGCTTGCTGGAGGGCCGAAGGGTCAAAAAACGTAGACCCACCGTACTGGAAAGCATACTCAGGTAAAGGCGGGTACTCCTGATACAGTGCGGGAAGATTGTCATAAAATTCCTCTTTGAGCATGTAGCGCCACCACGCTATGTGCTCTGGCCGGGTTTCGATATTGTACCGGGTTTTAAGTTCTTGCACCCAGACATCTTCTTCCGGGGTAACTTGCCCGTCCCAGTACATCTGGAATCTTCCAAGCTCGTCGTCTCTTTTGATTTCGTACCAGTCGTGCAAGACCCAGGGGATAAAGATGAACTTGCTTGCCGTGGCCGTTTCTGCTTTGGAGCACATCTTTTGGAAGAGGTTAAATCCGCAAGCTGTGGACTCGAAGATGTAAAGGCGGTTAGGGTTTCTATTATCGAACGAAGCCATGAGAGAGAGAAGTCCATCCTCGTCGGACCAGAATCCCACCTCTGACCCATGGAAGAGGTTAATTCCAATCGAGCGTCCCAATGTTCCTTTTTGTCTTTTGTTGGCATTGTCGAAGGCAATCTTTGAGCCGTTCTTGAATCCGACCAGTTCACGGCGCTCGCTGGTCATCGGTTGCGCCCATTCCTCGCCTTCGGAGATTAGGGAATGAACCATATCCCTGAAAACGAGGTTGCAGAAAGTCTTCTTGTCATTGTCGTCGATCGCGAAGAGGCCGGTAAGTCCACGGTGACGCATAAGCCAGTAGATCAGAAAGGCCAGCACGATCGTGGTGGTGCCCGACTGCCGGCATTTCAGGACTACAAACTGATGAATGCCCGCATTGATTCCCTCAATAATCTTCTCAATCAGGTAACGCTGCGTCTTTATTGGAATAAGCGGCGTGTGGCCTTGTCTCTTGGAATTGATCCGCATCTTCATGCACATCAGCATGAAAGCTTGCATGTTGATGACATCGGAGGATTTATCGGCGGGCATCTTCCAAGGAGTTTTTAAGGCTGTCAATTACTTCTGACATTTCGCCAACCGAGAGTCTCTTGAACCAATCAGAGATATCCTCATTCTCCTCGAGGAATGGCCTTAGATCTTGTATGGCATTCTCAAGTTCTCCCTTTTCATCAAGCCACTCCAGAAGGGAATTGGCATACCCTAATTGTTTTAGCGTCGGCATTGATACATCATTCACCACTTGACCAGATCCGTCAATCGGGTTTACAGTCTTCATGCGGTATCATGGTGGACCCTCCTGGTGAAAATTGTCTTTCTTCCTTTCCTTCAATGAGTAACCAGGAGGCTTTTGAATATCATTTGATGTCGCGAGTATTGCTCGCCGCGCGGGCGATGACCGGCAACCAGACATGGCTTCAACTGGAAGATCAGAACGCGGTGCGCCATCTGGGAGCGATGCTGCTCAACACCTGGTATCTTTGCTCTCCATACCTCAATGAACTCAAGTCAATCTCAGTTCGTTAAGCTGGACTCCAGTAACCTAAAGCAGGTGATGTACAATCAGGACACGCGCAGCCTGACGGTTCACTTCAATTCCGGCCACAAGTACATCTATCACGGAGTCACCCCGAACGAGTACAAGGGACTCCTCGGCGCGGCGAGCCACGGCTCCTATTTTGCGGATCACATCTCCGAGAAACGGTTCACTAAGGTATGAAGTATGGCCGGTGGAAAGTTCTTGAAGAGGGACAAACGCGGTCCCTTTGCGAATGCGAATGCGGAACGATCCGCTCGGTTTCCATCGTCAGCCTGAAGCATGGCCGGTCGCTTTCCTGCGGGTGCCGGCAACGGGAGAGAATGCTGGCCGATAACCCGATCCGGTTCCGGTGGATCAAAGATTCGGACCCCGCCCAAACACACTAGGCACATTGCGCAAGGCGATTACGGCAGTTGGATAATCCGTGTAGGGGCCGGAATAGATCGACTGTATCTGACCCTGACTCCATAAACCGTTTGGCCCGTAATCAATTCCAACAAATAAGTACATCACTAAAAAAGTCTCAGCCATGCCGAAAACTATGTAGTAACCGGTCACCGATGGGGAGGTACTGCTTGGCTGAGCGGGCGGAGGAATGTAAGTAGGAGATACTGGAACGTAAGGAGTAATGAACGGAGGGCCTGTCGGTGGCACATACGGAGGAGACGGCTGATACGGAGGAGCGTAAGGAGGGTTGACTATCTGTGGATAAACTACCGGAACCTGATAGGTGGAAGAAACCGCAGTTCCGTTAATGTTGACGGTTCTAATCCTGTAATACCCAATCCCTGCCACAGGAGTAATTATCGGAGTGTAGCTGGAAACCGATGCACTGTTCAGGGTCACCACCTCAGAGCGGGTCACGCTCGCGAAATTAATGGTCGTCGAGTAATCCAGGTAAATGTTTGCCGGACTATTCCAGGTGTTTGACCATGAGAAAACTCCTGACGGAAAAGTCAGTCCAGTCGCACTGGTTGGCGCGCCTGAGACGGTAGGAAACACAGTATCCAATGACCAGGGCGAGTACTGACCTCCGGCGAATGGCCCGCTTCCCGTGGCTCCATTAAACCATATTGTGTTGTTTTGCCAGGTGATCGTCATTGTGGACGACGCAGGGAAAACAACCGGAAGCATTAGTTTGTTGGCGTTTTGCTGATTAAAGCTGGAGTTAGAATCGAAGTCATCTCCCAACCAGATGTAGGCATTCGATCCCCTTCCTGGGATGGCAATAATTTGATCGGTTTGACTGTCGTACGCATCGGTGTTGCCAGGGGCTCCTCCCCCTACACTCACAAAGGGATTAGTGAGGCCAGTATACGGACTAGTTAAAGAGCCAGACCACGGCCCGATGGGAGAAGATGCCGTACCGTAGGCGTTCGGGTTGTAGGCTAAACCGGTTTCCTGACTGCTTAAATAAAAGTAAGTTCCGTTGTAATACCCGAGCGTATGCGCCTCTCTTGTGGAGGAATACGATGCGTGATTGGTGGAGAGCGTATTGGTGTAGTTGGCCGGGTTTAATTGACTGAACGCCGTTTCAGTGTTGCTACCCCAGTTGTAAATCAGGTAAGCGTACCCGGTGACTGGATCTACGAACGATCCGATATCTCCGTAATATCCACTGGCATTACCATCAGCCAGTGGACTCGAAGATGTGTATGTGGCCGCGAGAGTCCAGGGTTGCGTCGCGTCAGGGTAGGGAGATGTCCAGACGTGAATACCCTGGCTAGCGTGACCTTCGTCCGTGCCCCACATGACATAGTTTTTGGTGGCTGCGCAATAAAGAACTTGCGCCCTGACCATGAAAGCACTGATGTAAACATTCTGAGACCCTGCCGGAGGCCCGCAGATATTTCCTGAATACGTCCAGTTTCTAAAGTCTGCCGACTTATAGACTTGCTGCCCCGATTGTCCTACGGTCCCCTGGCTTACATTATTAAAATTACACTGGGAATAGTAGTACCACCAACTGGATACTGGGTCTAAAAATACGCAACCACCAGTAGTTTGTAATTGGACATTCCTGTTATCGTACAATAATTGGTGGCTATAGAGAAGCGAAGGGCAAAAGAAAAATGATGTGGTTATCCTGCTGGCTGGAGTGGATAGCTGAGCGTCAATCGCCACCGCGTTGATTTGGGCGTTGCTGCTTAAAACAAATGGCGTAGCGTACCGGGTGGATGAAGTTGTTGGAATGCTCCCGTCCAGAGTGTAGTAAATGGTTGCGGACGTAGTAATGCAGGAAATACTCAGGACTGTCGGCTGGTCGAAGTTTCCTCCAGGGGGTGTAATATTCGGAGCAACCGGCTGAGAGTAGACGCCTGAGGCCCATGTCCCAATGAAATCAATGTCGGCAAACGAGAATATTGCTCCTGATCCAGATTTCACCATGTAGTACCGGTATGCCGCTCCTGGAGACACGAGGATCTCGTTGGTTAATGGACCGGCGTTCGGGCGGCCGGCGTTGTTTGTGCCGCCCGTGTTCGGAAACGTGTACAGCAGGGACGGGGAGGCGAACGTGCTGTCAGCCAAGTCCCCGTTCAAAGTGCATCCAACCGCCAGATCTTCCTGGGCCGGAGTGCACGAATATCTGATCCTGGTCAGCGTCGCCGCAGCACCTCCGTCAATTCCCGCCCATGCTGCATTGGTTGAGGAAACCCAACTCGTCAAAACGTTGTCGTCAAAAAGATTCGCCACCGCACCGGAAGCCGTTGACCCGCTGGACAATTGAGTTGGCCCATTGTAAAGAACTTCTCCCTTACTGCTTGGTCCTACATTTGATGTTGTGAATGTTTGGTCCGAAGAATATCCGGTCCCTCCAGAATTGGTAGCGAATGCACGAAAATGGTACGTGATTCCTGGCGCTAACCCTGTAACCCCTTGAGCGTAGGCCCCCGTTGTGTATGATCCGCTTGTCTGCACCGTGCCGCCATACGCCGTTGTAAGTCCATATTGAAACCCTTCGATCGTGGAATTACCGCCTCCATTCTCGTTGGTGATAGTCCCGTTGAGGGTAGCGGTGGAGGCAGTAACAGATGATGCAGCCTGTACGGTTAAAGAGGGAAATGTGTTTCCTATTGAGAATGGGTCAGCAACAACCGAAGGAGATCCGTGAACTGTCCAGTTCTGTCCAGAAATTGCGTCGGGGAAAGGCGCAGACCCTTGCAGCAAGGAAAAGGAGGACAGAAAGCTTGTCTCTGTGTTTCTTGGGTCGGCGCCGGAACCTGAATTGTAAAGAGCCGCAACGTCACCGGAAGTAAGGGCGACACCCTGCCACATTGTCGGGTAGGCAATCGAGCCATTGGCGTAATCTTCAATGGTCCCGTTATGAACTAATGCACCCAGCAACGTTTCTACCAACCCAGTTGGAACTGAGGACGACCCGGTGGCATTAGTGGCTACGCCGTTTAAATAAACAGTGATAGACGTTGCGCTGGTAGCGACCAAGACAAAATGGCTCCAAGAACCGACCGTGACGGTGCCTGTAGTCTGAGCAACAACAGACCCAGTGTTATAAGCTTCTGATGCCCCCGCAAGACCAGAGCTGGTAAACAACGCGAAATAATTGACTTGACTGGTGCTTCCAGAACAAAGGCTAACCTGGACCCCTGTATTATTAACAGGGTTATACCAAAGCGCCATGCTGCATGGCACCGCCGTCACAAGGGGGGTCGCCTGGGAAAGGTACTGGCTGCTGGAGGCTACGAATGCTAAAGCCATCTATTCCCCGCTGCGCTGCCGGTATTTCTTCGCCGCGTCCCGGTTCACCATCCGTTTGATGATCGCGCTCGTATCCGGTTTACTGATGTCAGGCACCCTCGGATTCCCGCCGTCCAGCGGTTTCTCTTCCCGGCTCCATGGCATCTTCTGCGCTTGCTCAGGCATCTCGCGTCAGTAAAACATTTTTGGGGGAGTATTTCAAGTGCGTCTAAAACCTCCGCTTACCTTGACGTAAACACTCTTCCCATCTGGTGATATCGCGCAATCAATGATTTTTTCCTCAATAGCGAACCCTCGATTAATCTCCCATACCGGCTCATCCACATGCACCCACCCGGAGAGTTTCTTTTGGCGATGAAACCTGCGGCACTCTAACGCTTTCTTTGTAAGGCTAGTGACAATCATGTGAAGAATGTAGCACAAAAGATTTTTCAGGGGGTAAACGAAAGGCGTCTCCCCGCCCGCCCCCGCTTGCGGCCCGTGAGTTTGTGCAAAAGCGCGAACGGTGCGAAGATTCATGCGGCTGCACGCCGCGGCTGATGGACGATCAAAGCTGAATCGTCCTGGTTTCATAACATCAGACAACAACAGAAGCATCAAATAGGCTGCTCTCATGCTTAGTCACAGTCGTTTTGTCCTAGTCGACTGCCTCGGAGCGCCAGGCTTTTGTGCACAGGTACAGTCGAAGAGTGCAAGCCTGCATGAAGACCTAAAAAATAAGCAGCGTACGCGCACGCGAGGACTGTAAACATTTACAAAATGAAACAGGGTTGACAGAAAAATGGTTTTGGACTTCGTTGGCGTCGCCACGTGTTAAAACACCCCAAACAACAAGCCTCCACTTCTCGGAGCCTTCCGGCTCACTCGCGCAATTACTTCTACCGATCAATCTGGAAGCAATACTACAAAGCAAAAGAGTATTTGCCTGGCAAACTCCTGAAACGATACGACTCGATCTTGAGTCAGATAAAAACAAAAGACATTCGCCCGGTTATTCAACCGGACTCAAGCCTGCGAATATTCTTTTGTGACCGCTCGGACATTTTGGTGACTCATGATGAAATCACGTCAAGCGAGATATTGACTGAGGCTTTCATACATAGTTTCGACATCAATCCGGATCTGATATGGTCAGAACGTGGTTAAGCACACATTTGATTCAATCAGAAGCATAGCGCAAATAGTTCGCGCCTATTTGATGCTCAATGGCGCTGA